GTGGTGACATCAAGGCAGCTATGCTCATCCATCAGGACACACTGATCCTCGCGGAGCAGGTTGGTGTTCGTTCGCAGACTCAGTACAAGCAAGAGTTCCTCGGCACTCTGTACACTGCGGACACTCTTTACGGTGTTAAGGCATACCGCCCTGACAGTGGCTTTGTTCTGGCTGTAAACGGCTAAGACAACTAAGCGGAGATGGGGGTAGGGTAACCTGCCCCTTTATCTTATGAGTAAAAAAGACCCAAGAATATCCAAGTTAGGCGTTAGTGGGTATAACAAGCCCAAACGTACCCCTAACCATCCCACGAAGAGTCATGTTGTTTTGGCTAAAGTAGGGGATGAAGTTAAGACCGTGAGATTCGGTCAACAGGGCGTAAAAGGCGCAGGTAAAAATCCTACCACTGCCAAAGATAAAGCCCGAAAGAGATCATACTATGCGCGACACAACGCGCAGGATGCTAACCCATCAAAGCTGTCAGCTCGCTACTGGTCACATAAGGTGAAGTGGTAATGCCCATCCGTAAAACCCAGAAGGGTTGGAAAATAGATAACGTGGCAGGATACTCGAAGACCAAGAAGGAAGCTGAAAAAAGATTACGCGCTGTCAAAGCTAACCAAAGGAAAAAGTAAATGGCGACCATTGTAACCAAGAATAGCTCAACCGCCTCAGCCGTCCCCACTACGAGTGACTTGGTTCAAGGCGAACTTGCTGTCAACCTAGCTGACAAGAGAATCTTCACAGAAGATCATACGACTACGATAATCGAGCTAGGCACTAACCCGTCCACAATTACGACTGCTACAGCTACCGTTACCGGAACTTTAACCGCTAACGGTACATTTGTTTCTAGCAATGCAGTTCTTACTGGCGGCACAATTAATGGAGTGGTGATAGGCGGGACTACACCACAGGCCATCACTGGTACTACTGTAACAGCTAACACAGGATTTGTTGGTGGTCTTACTGGTAACGTAACTGGTAATGTCACAGGTAATGTAACAGGTAACGTAACTGGCGATCTGACAGGCAATGTCACAGGAAACGTCACAGCGTCTACTGGTACGACTACTCTGAACAATTTAGTCGTTAACGGTACTGCTGACTTCACTGCGACTAAACTTGTAAACGTATCCACACCAACAGCAGGTACAGATGCAGCTAACAAGGACTACGTTGATACTTCCGTAGCCGCTGTTATTGATTCTGCTCCTGCCGCACTAGATACGTTGAACGAACTTGCCGCCGCACTAGGCGATGATGCTAACTTCGCATCTACTATCACAAGCTCTATCGCCACTAAACTACCTCTTGCGGGTGGTACTATGACTGGCGCTATTGCTATGGGTACGTCAAAGATCACAGGACTTGGCGATCCTACTGCTGCACAAGACGCAGCAACTAAGACATATGTAGACACAGCAGATGCTCTAAAGTTAAACCTTTCTGGCGGCACTATGTCAGGTGCTATCGCAATGGGGACTAACAAGATTACAGGTCTTGGCACTCCCACAGATGCAGCCGATGCTGTTACTAAAGCCTACACAGATTCAATTCTTGGTTCAGCCACAAGTGCTTCTGACAGTGCTGCTGCTGCGGCTATTTCAGAGTCTAACGCTGCTACTTCAGAGTCTAATGCTGCAACAAGTGAATCAAATGCTGCGACAAGTGAAGCAAACGCCGCTGCATCTTACGACAACTTTGATGACCGTTATTTAGGACAGAAAGCCTCTGACCCTACGCTAGACAACGATGGTGACGCACTAATAACAGGTGCTTTGTACTTCAACACCACTTCAGGCGCTATGAAGGTCTATGACGGCGCAGCGTGGGTAAATGTTGCTCCTGTTGCTACCTCTGTCACTGTTAGTCAAATCTCTGACTACACTGGCGATGCGACTACTCTAAACTACACATCTAACCTTTCATCTGACGCACAGACACAGTTAAACGCAAAGGCTGTTTATCCAAGTCAAACTGGTAATGCAGGTAAGTATTTAACTACTGATGGTTCTGTTACATCTTGGGGTGCTATAGGAGGAAGTCAGACTTTTGATTTATCGGCTAATAATAACGCTCAAAATTATTTTATTTCTCTAACCAATCCACAACTGCCAGTTAATTTATCGTTGTATAAAGAAACTCCATCCGCTTCTGTCAATCAATCTGCTTGGAATGTCCCGTCATATAATTCCTTTGATATTAAAGATTATGCTTTATCTACAACACTAACCCCAAGCGCAACAAGCAATGGAACATTTACTCTTGGATCAGGTTCATTCACTTCTGATATGGTTGGAATGATCGTTGAGGGTAATGGTGGTGTAGCTTATCTAACAAACACATCTGGTGATTTCTACACTGTTACAGCATTTACTGATACAAGCGCGATAGCGTCTGGTGATTGGACACTTAAAAAACTGCGTGTCACTGGTGGGGATATAGAAAAATCAACCTCTGCATTTGCCAATATTGGGTTATCTGGAAATCTTAGTACCGCTAACGTCTATCATCAAAATGGTGGTGCAAGAATCGGTAATAAATTAGCTTATCTAACAAATAATGGAACTAGCACCGATGGGGTTGTTGGCCTATATGACCCTGTTACTCAGACTGTTGATTGGTCAGACACAATTAACGATGGAACTAATACGACCTATTATCCTAGAGGTGCTATTGAATTATCCAATGGCAACATAGGATATTTGTTTGCCGCAGGAAGCACATCTTGGCAAGCACTCATAGCTGTTTACAATACCTCTGGCGTTCAGCAGGGGAGTTATTTAACAGATGCAACTACTGTGTATCAGTATTTTCTTGGTGTTCTTTCTGATAATAAAGTTCTTGCTGCAACTTACAGCGGAAGCACTTTATCTATCGGAAAATACAACAGTACACTTACAGCTTTGGATACAGCGTTTGCGTCTTCAACAACAACTCCAAACGGAGGTACTTGGACAAATCCTTCATCCATTCAAACTTCTGATGGAACAATGTATTTTGTTGGGAATGATTCAGTTACTAAAAAACCTGTCTGCGCCGTATACAATAGCTCTGGAACTTTAGTAACAACTGTTGAGTCTAGCTCTTCTCAAGACGTAAGGACAGGTCAATACGTTCAACTTGGAGAGATAGATAATAACCGGATTGTTGTTGGTTATGTTGACTCAGGAAACTATCCTAGCCTTGTTATTTTCTCAACAAGTGGAGTGGAGGCTTACGCCCGTATTACTAATGGCGGTACAGCAGGAACTGACGCAGCGTTGTTTTCTTCAACTGATGGCGATATTCAATTCTTGCAAGATGAAACAGCCAATATAAGGATAATGAATATCAGTAATACATTAAGTTTCATTTCTTACCAAGATATTCCTAATCCATTTACAGGTTCTACAAGCACACTTTATTTGAATTTTACCAATGGTGGAGATGGTTATAATTACATTTATTCCTTGTATGATTTTCAAATTCAAGCATACGAAGTATCCAAGTATGCTTCTAGTGAATACGCAGCAACATTCACTAAGCCAGTAGACGGGACAATAAATACAGAATACTGGGTTAGTATTAACGGCTATACTCCATCTTCAACTTCTGATGGTCTTTTCTATGCCTTCTCTAATGACGAGAAGGAAACGTGGATGGTTCAAACAACTGGAAACAGCACAAGAAATATCGTTAGAAATAACGCAGGAACTTGGCAGTACAACAGCAATGCTACTTATGCGTCTGAAACGTGGACTAATGCCGCAACAAATGATGCTCATTCAGCGTTAGAAGAATCTATGACTGTCTCTGCTAATCAACTTCCATACAGTGATATAGATGCAGCGGTTGATGTTTTGGGGGACACATTAGACTTAGCGGTAATTTTCCCATCAGGCTACACTACTGCAACTTACGATGGTTTTACTATTCAAGTAACTACCGCATCGACTTATAATTGGGTTGATATAAGTACAGACAACGCTTTCCAGTACGATAATAGCGGAATTTATTTATACGGTCTTAATGGCAATTACAAAGGAGTGGTTAGCTAATGCGAAATCCTATACTTAAAGCAAAAAAAGCTGTCACTCTTTTGTCATTCAAACAAAAAAGAGATAGCGAGATTTTTGCACCTATCAACGGTATTCAGGTAGATACTGAAAGAAGTTTAACTGACCTAAAAGGCTCTGTAGAAATGTGGGATGTTTTAGGTAATCCTGCATCAATTACTTGGACTTTGGTTGATAATACAGAGCAAGATTTTACTAAGGCCGAACTGCAAGCAGTCATTGAATCTTATGCTATCAGAAAATTAAATACATTTTCTAAATACCAATCACTAAAGCAAGCGGTTGAAAATGCCACAAACGAAGATCAGCTAGACTCTATTTCTTGGTAATTTAAAAGCATAACTTGTGTGACATACCACAGTAAGACGGCTTTCCATTAAATGTAATCTGGCCTGACGAACCATAGGATTTTATTATGTCATTAAATGCAGAAGAGCTTTTATATAAGGCTTTAAAAGAAGGTGGTATTTATAGCATTTTTGATAATGTTACAAGTCAAATAAATCGTACCAATGCTAAAGAGCTTAATATACCGTATGAGTCTACTGACAGTGGAGGAGAATACGGTAATAAGTTTCGTAACGCTTTTAGTTGGTCAGCAAATAGAGGTGGATCTGCAAATAGTTTTTTGATTGATGCTCAAAATGTCAAAGTTTTACCCGGAGAAGATCGAGACAGAAAAGTTGTACAAAAAATTCTTAATACATACAAGAATTATAAAGACGACATGCCAGAGTTAGTTGCTGCGCTTGATTTATTAACAGGAAAATTAACGCCTGAAGAAACTAGACAAGTTGCAACATACGCAGGTACAGCTAAATTCGTTGAGTCTACTGAACGAGAAATTCAATCAAGGGCAAATACACTCCGTGGTTATCAAAATAAATTAGCACAAGAAATGGCTATGCCAACAGGTCAACCAACTTACACAGAAGGCGTTGGTTGGGATAGCAATATTTCTGATTACCAACAATCAGATAAAATTAAAGAATTACAGTACAAAATAGCTGAAGCTGAAAATGCACTAAATGATGCAAAATTTAGATTATCTAAATCTGTTCAAACAGCAACAGAACAATATAATCCTGAGTTAAACATATTATCAAGCTATGAATTAAAAGATTACAGTAATTTAACAGATCGTTATAACTTACAAGAATCATCACAATATAATCCATTTGCTTCTGCTCAATCTAAGATAGCTTCTGGCGAGCAGCTATCTACTCAAGATTTGGTTGCGCTTGCGAATCAGCGTGGACAAAACAAAAGCGCGCGTCAACTAGAACAAGAGCTTGGTCTTGCTGAAGGGACATTTAGATCAGCAATAATTGATGACCTTGGAAGACAATACACAAGTAATTTTAATTTCTGGAAAGATGACCCTGTAATCCAAGAAAGAGTCAAGCAAAGCACACAAGCATACAATCTTGCTCGTGCTACTACAGGTAAGGTAGATGTTTCTCAGGCTGATGTAGATAGAGCTGTACAGGCAATGCCTACAATGTCTGCTAAAGCTTTGACTCAAGCATCTGCAACAGCGCAAGGACTTGTTAATGCTCAACAGGCTCAACAGGCTCAACCGGTTCAGCAAATAGGCCAGATTCAAAATATGCAACCGCAAGGTTTAATGAATCAAATTGTTTCTGATACACCTTTCCAAACATATGGAACAACACAGCAATATCTTGGTCAAGACCTAGAGAATATTAAACTGTCTAATGTTAAAAATTATTTATCATCATTGGATGACGGAAGTTATTTGTCGCTTGCTAGACGTATCTTAGGATTTTAATGTGAGTCTAGTAGACTACGCTAAGACAGAACGTCAGAGAGAAATACTGGACGTATGGGAAAACTGCGGACGCAATAGTGCTAATGCAGCTCATCGCTTAGGTATTACGACTTCTACATTACGACATCATGTCTCTGCTGTTAAAAACTTTGCTGCCGCTTCTGGATATTCTGACAACTGGGATGCGACTCGTCACGTTCCTGAAGGCGAGATAGTAATTGGTCGGTCTATCTATACTCAGGACGATGAGGGTAACAAGGCTTGGTTGAAGACCAAGAGGACAATGACCGAGGCACAGCGAGATAAGGCTCTGCAAGGTTTTGTTGATGGTTTAACCAAAGGTCTTCCGCAATACAAGCCGAAGGCTAAACCAAAGACCAAGAAGTTTGCTGAAGACTTACTGCCTACTATCGCGATAGGTGATGCACACTTCGGAATGAGGGCTGACGCAAGAGAAACAAAGGAAAGAGACTACGACACAAAGATAGCCTCGGCAGATATGCTTGATGCTATAGATTATCTAGTAGACTTATCTACTCCTTGCGAGCATTCATTGTTAATTAATGTCGGTGATTTTATCCACGCTAATGGATCAGGTGGTACTACTTTTTCCGGTACAAAATTAGACGTTGATACAAGAATCGAAGTAGTGCTAGAGACAGCAGCACAGACGTTTATCTTCGCGATAGACAAGATGCTATCCAAGCACAAGAACGTCACTGTCATCATGGCTCGTGGTAACCATGATTCAGATACAGCAATTGCTCTTGCGTTGATACTGAAGTTTTATTACACACAAGAGAAAAGGGTAACTATCTTAGACCCTCACGGTTTTTTCCATACTTTACAGTTTGGAAAGAACCTCATAGCTGTACACCACGGTGACAAGGTTAAAGCAGAAAAGCTAGGAGCAATCCTACCTAAAATGCTACCTGAGCAGTGGTCAAGCACAGTGTATAGGAAGTGGATTGTCGGACATATCCATCATCAGAATTCTATCGAGACATCTAATGGATGCTTCGTGGAAGCGATGGGGACATTGTCTCCTCCCGACTCTTGGCATGCAGGAGCGGGGTACGGTGCGTCAAGTGTGATGAACCAGATTACATTCCACAAGGATGGCGGTGAAGCTGTTAGACACGTTTATCAAATCAGAGCCTCTCGGAAAGCTCCTGACCTGAGGTTATAGGTGTAGTATGGAAGACCGACTCTCAAGAGTAGAAAGAAAGATTGACTCATTGCAGGAGGCAATTATCTCTTTGGCACGAGTGGAAGAAAGATTGGTTACGGTCTTCAACCGTCAATCATCTATTGAATCAAAAGTAAATTCACTAGATGAAAAAGTTGATGCTCTTGCGGAAAACGCAGTTAGCTCAAGATCAGCAGAAAGAATAGTATGGCTTGTTGTAGCTGCTGCTATTGGCGCTGCATTTAGGTACTTGGGGTAATTATGATAAACAAAATACGTTCAGCATATAAGCTTTTACAGAAAGGGCGTTCTGTAGCTGATCCTGAAAAATGGAAAAAAAGACAGATTACAGCAACGATGATTACTGGCGTTATCTGGGCTGCAATTCAAACAGCCGAGGTCTTTGGTTATGCAATACCCGTTGATGAAGCGACTGTTGACTCTATTGCTGTTGGTGTTCTTGCTGTCGTTAACTGGGTGCTTACATTATCAACATCTGAAAAGGTCGGGATGCAATTTAAGCTTTAGCCCGATGGAGTTAAACCCGCATTGGGTGCATGAGATAGAAAACTTTTACGGTTATTACGGCGTGATTGCCACATTGAGGTGTAAGTTATGAGTTTGTTTGAATACTTAGCTTGGGTAAAGCGTCTCTGGTCAATGGTAGTAGAGATCGTCAAATTGATTGAGGAGACTATTCCCGATGATGGAGCAGGTAAAGAAAAACTTATGGCATTTGATGTCATGCTCAAAGCGGCAATTGAAAAGGCTGATGACATTGATGCTGAATTTGATAAGTTGCAGCCTGTGGCTCACGATATTGTTTCTAGTGTTGTTACTCTCTTTAATACCGTGGGATTATTTAGACGATCTAAGTAAACCCAATACCAAGTAGGTTGTGACATGATCGTAGAGTTTCCAGACAACAAAACAGAACGGTTGATAGAAGACGCAATGGAACAACTTGGCACTTGGGTAGAAGGCCAAATAGAACTAGGGGTAAGCCCTATCATTTTAATAGGATTGATGGAGACATATAAGTCTGCACTCTCCTATAACCTGCTAGTAGATGAGGATGAGTAATGAGTAAATTTGGTAGTGTATCCGCAGCAGGCGGTTTTGACCAATCAGAAATAAATTTTATTACTCAACTTATCAGTTCTGGTCAAACCACTATTGATGAAGTTGCAAATACTTTTGGCATTCCTCGTGATGTAGTTGCTTCTATGTATTCTGAAAATACTCCTGCTCAAAATGAACAAAACGGTTTATTTAGCGACCTGTTAACAGCAGGAAGTATTATTGGATCAGTTGGAAATATTTACGGTAATACTTCTTCTGGCACTACTCCGACAATTAGTAATCAAGGTTATCAAAGCCCTTATGCGTTAAATGTTTCTGGTGAATCTGACCTATCTACTCAAGATGCAATTGGAACAGCAGGCACAACATACAAAGCAATTAATACTGGGCAGCAAACTCTTGATGCACTAAAGGCTTATAATACAGCAGAAACAGTTTCTGATGCTGCAGGGGCTTTGCAAAATGTACAAGGAGGTATTGGTAGTTTAATAAGCGCAATAAGCGGCAAAGAATCTGCAAAAGAAAGCGTAGTGTTAAATGTTTTATCAGCAAATCCTGCAACAGCGCCATTTGCCTTAGCCTATCGTATATTGGATGCTATGGACTTTTTTGGCGGAGGTGGGCTAGATGAAACACCAATGACCGCTGAAGAACGTGCTGATTTTGAAGCGCAACAAAAGTTAGATTTTGTTTCTAATCCTGCAAACCTAACGGGAGAAGGCGCAGACGCTTTGTTGAGCGAAGCTATTGCTGCCGCAGAAGCAAGAGGATTGTCTGTTGATAGTTTGTTGTCTGACTTAGGAGCAGAGTACGCAGACCTTTATAACACGCTAAGAACGGATGATGGCTTTGTCCAAGGCAGCGCTCCTGTCTTTACTACTGGTGATGCAGTAACAGGCGAATCTGGAGAGATGGCAAATATGGCAGGCAGCTCTGCCAGAGATTATTACGCTGACTTTACTCCGAAAGAAATAGCAGCAATGCGAGCTGCCAACGCAGCAGTTCTTGACGTTCCATTAAATGTCGCTCAAGGCGCTTTGATGGGGACAGAGATGTTAACCAATGTTGCGGGAGCAGATAATGTTGCTTCGCAAAAATTAAACGAATGGCAATCCATTCTTGGCGATATGATGTCAGATCAGTCAAAACTAGATAAGGAAGAAATATCTAGGATTATGTCTGAAGCTGAAGGCACTGGTTGGTTAAACGAAATCAAAGCAGCCGCAGAAGCATTTGGTGTAGCTCCTGTTGATTTTGTAACAAACGCTATTGGAACAACTTTGCCTGTTCTTGCAGCAACCGCTGTTAGTGGAGGCGGTATTTTACCTGCTACTGTGGTAGGTGCTGCGACAGGAGTTGGAACTGCAAAAAGCGCAATCTATGACGCGACCAAACAAGAGATGCTTAACCAAGGAATGTCTCTTGAGGATGCTGAAAAAATTGCATCTGACGCTCAATCGTATGGTGGAGAAAACTTAGCCGAAATTCTTATCAGTGGAGGCTTTGGTGCAATAGCAGGTTCTACTGGTGTAGAAGCATCTGTTTCTCGAATACTACAAGGTCTTGGCAAAGGTGGCGCAGCAACAATTGTTAAAGGTGCATTAGGAGAAGGCATTGGTGAGTTCGGTGAAGGTGGAGCAGAACAATACGCTACTAACAAAGCCCTTCAAGAGCTAGGGTTAGATGTTACTGATTTTCAAGGAGTGGTAGGACAAGCTGCTCTTGAATCATTTGCAGGCAAAGCAACTGGTGGAGGTGTTGCTGCCATAGAAGTAGCAACAGAAGGCGGCACTGAAGGTGTGGCTGCAACTGGTGATAACCTTCAAATAATAAAAGACTTTAATGAAGCATATAACAGAAACTTAGAGTCTTTGTCTAATGATGTTGGATCGCTAACAACTACTGGCTTGGAAAACGAACTCACATCTAATACTCTTGGATCAGAGATTACAGGATTAGAAGACACTAGTGGTGCTGCTACTAGGGATTTAAATACAAGCCCTAAAAATATTAATGAAGTTACAGAAGCAGAAATTAATGAATTTGAATCTGCTATTGAAGAATCAGGATTAACAACACAAACAACACAAACAACACAAACAGCCGCACAACAATCAGGAAATAAAGTAGCTGCATTGTCAGCAGTTTCTAATAAAGCTATTGCTTTGTTTGGCGCAGGCGCTGCTGCTATTGCTGCTGTAGTGTATGCTGCTAATAAAAGTGGATCATCAGCCGCAGAGGTTGCGGCAGCTACAAACATGACAGTGGATCAGGTAAATAAACTTGCCTCTGAAGCGGGTCAAACAATTAATAATCAAAGCAATACTTTAGGTGGCGCAACTGTAAACGTAGGTGCAGATACAAACACATTAAGCAATGTAGTAACAAATTCTAATGCATCAACAGCCATTAATAATGCTGTAACGTCCTCTTTATCTAGTGGCGCTGATATTACAACAAGTGTTAACAACTCTGTATCAACAAGTATTAATAATGGCGTTGACACTAATACAGCAGTTTCTTCTTCTGTTAGTTCTGCTGTAACAACATCTGTAACTTCAGGAGCAAATGTTTCTACAGTAGTTGATTCGGCTGTTACTTCTGCTATTAACTCTACTGCAAATGCAAATGGAGATGTTAACTCTGCTATTAATTCAGCGGTTAACTCTGCTATTAACTCAGCAGCAAATTCAGGAGCAAACGTAAATGCTGCCACTAACGCCGCTGTTAATGCTGCAATAAACGCTGCTGTTAACGCAGGGGTAAATATTAATACAGCTACTAACATTGCTAATAACGCAGCAACAAATGCAAATTCAAACGTTAACTCAAATATAAATACAAACGTTAACCCTAATGTAAATCCTAATGTAAATATTAATGTAAATACTAATCCAAACATTAATCAGGAAGTTCCTGATCCTGAAAAACAACAACAAGAATTAATGCAGTTAGTACAACAAACATCAATTACAGATTCAATCTTATTTGAGCCAAAATTTACAAAATTAGATAACGTACAACTTGGAATGTTTGAACAATTTCTTCGTGCCGCAGGAGGCAGATGATGACATACCTAGAAGCAATCAATAGTGTCCTTCGGCGATTGCGTGAAGACCAAGCTAACACAGCGTTAGAGTCTGACTACTCCGCACTGATCGGAGACTTTGTGAATGACGCAAAAAGAATTGTAGAGAACTCTTGGAACTGGTCTGCCCTTCGCGACACAATCCTAGTCAATACAGTCTCAGGTACGTCAGAGTATTCTTTAACTGGCTCTGGTCAGGAAGCAGTACTCAAGGATGTCATTAACGATTCGTCCAACAGAATGATGAGGCTCGAAACAAAGTCATTCTTTAACAACGTCTACTACAATCAAGACGTAACCAGTGGCTCACCGTCTACTTATACTATTACTGGTGTGGATAGTAATGACGATTTAAAGGTCAAGGTGTACCCACAGCCTGACGGAATATATAACCTGCGGTTTGATATGTCCAAGCCACAAGGACTAATTACTGCTGATGCAACCAAAATCAAAGTGCCACACAATCCTGTGGTTCAACTGGCATTCGCAATGGCTCTACGGGAGCGTGGTGAGACAGGCGGTCAGTCAGCAGCAGAACAGTTTGCTATTGCGTCCACTGCTTTGTCTGATGCAATAGCTATAGACGCTAACCGTTACCCTGATGAAACTACTTTTATGGTGGTATAGATGGCACAACAACTCCAAAGTATCACCATTACCGCTCCGGGATTTGCGGGTATTAACACCCAAGATGCACCGTTAGGGCAAGACGCGACTTTCTCTGCCGTTGCGGATAACTGTGTGATTGATAAGGAAGGACGTATTGCCGCAAGGAAAGGTTATACCTTACTAAACGGTAACGATCTTCTTGGTTCGTCAGATGGTATAGAATCTATGGGTGAGTACGTTGCCGCAGATGGTGATGTTACTTTCCTGTCAGCAGGTAACAACAAGATATTCTCAGGCACTACCACGATGGTAGATGAAACGCCTGCCTTATATACCATCACAGCTAACAACTGGAAGTTTGTACCGTTCAACGATCATATGTACATCTTCCAACGAGGACACGAGCCTTTGGTTTACTCGGATCATGCGGGAGTACTTGAGCCAATGTCCTCTCATGCTCATGCGACAGGCACACCGCCAGAAGGTCATGTAGCTATTGCTGCATTTGGTCGGTTGTGGGTGGCAGACTTTGATGGTGACAAGTCCACTATCTACTGGTCAGACCTACTCAACGGTTCTGGATGGTCAGGTGGCTCTACAGGCTCTATTGATATTACACAGGTCTGGCCTAACGGATACGACACTATCACCGCTATGGCGGCACACAATGGCTTTCTGATTATCTTTGGAAGAAACTCCATCATAGTGTACGAGGGGGCAAGCAGCCCTGCGAGTATGACGTTATCTGATACAATCTCCAACGTAGGTTGTGTGGGTAGAGATACGGTAGTCTCCACTGGTAAGGACTTGATATTCCTAGACGACTCAGGTGTTCGTAGTTTGTCAAGGACAATTCAAGAGAAGTCAGCCCCTATTGGCGACATCTCAAAGAACGTCAACAACGATATTAAGTCTCTCTTCGCGTCAGAGGCAGGGAATATCAGTATGCACTACTCGCCAAGACAGGCTTTTGTGTTACTAAACTTCCCAGTATTGGGTGTGGTCTACGCTTTTGACACACGCTTCCCTCTACAGGATGGGAGTTTTAGAGCGACTACTTGGTCGCATATCAATCCACTCTGCTTCGCGGAAACATCTACTGAGAAACTTTACCTTGGTGTAGCAGATGGCATTGGTGAGTACACAGGATACACCGATAACAATACGGGTTATCAGTTGAGTTACTTCAGTCACCCCTTGAGCTTTGGCAATACGTCAAACTTGAAGTTCCTGAAGAAGATCAACCTCACAACCTTTGATGGCGCTGAGGCTACAGTGGTATTAAACTGGGCGTATGACTATTCTGGCAACTACAGAAAGCAAGCCTATGTACTACCGCAGTCTAACGTAGCGCAGTACAACATATCAGAATTCAACACGGACGCTGAGTATTCATCGTCCATTGCTTTGATTAAACGCAAGAAGATCAACGCCTCTGGTCAGGGTACAGTCGTAGCCGTAGGGGTAGAAACAACTGTTGAGGGTAACTCGATTGCCCTTCAAGAGATTAACATTCAAGCTCTGATGGGAAGGATAGTCTAATGTCGAACTATACCAAACTTACTAACTTCGCAGCCAAGGACGCTTTGGTTAGCGGCAACCCTGCCAAGGTTGTTAAAGGCTCTGAAGTCGGAGCTGAATTTGACGCAATCCAAGTGGCAATTGCAACGAAGTCTGACTCAGCGTCACCTACTTTTACTGGCACAGCAACAACAGATAACCTGACAGTGAGCGGTACTTTCACAGTCGGCACGATTGATGGAGGTACTTACTAATGGGAGAGTTTTTCAAAAACTTACTTGCTAGCGCAATGAGCCAACAAGGCCGCAGTTTGATTGCAGGTGTTGGAGGTGCGTTAGCGCAGCAAGATATAATCAAAAACATTGAAGATTTAGGTAAGCAAGATATTTCTACGGTCTTTGGTCAAGAGACTCTACCTCAATATGAGGGCGGAATAGTTGGCGAGATAGCCCGTAGGTCAGAGTTCAAGCCGTTTACTGTAACCACTCCTACTGGCTCAAGGGCTACCCTGGGTGCAGGTGGCATGGATACAATGCTTAGTCCTACAGAGCAGGCGTTACAAGCTAGAATGCTAGGGTTTGGCTCTGAGGCTTTTGGTATATTAGGCGATCCTCAAGCAAGATCGGCAGAACAAGCAGCAACGATTGGTATGTTGACTCAAGACCCTATGCAAAGGGCTGCGCGTGAACAGGACATCTTTGGTCGTATGCAAGCCACTCTCGCACCTGAGCAGGAACGTGCAAGGTTAGGGCTAGAAGAGCGTCTAGCAGGTCAAGGTAGACTAGGGGTTAGGACTGCAATGTTTGGCGGTACGCCAGAGCAGTTAGCACTAGAGAAGGCTATCGCAGAGCAGCAAGCAGGTCTTGGCGTAAGTGCTATGGAACAGGCTAGAGCAGAGCAAGCACTACAGTCACAGCAAACCCTCGCGGGATTGGGAGAGACACGAGCAAGACTAGGACTTCTCGGAGAGCTAGGTCTGTCTGCTATTCCTACTGCTTACGCAGGACAGAATCAGTTACTTGCAAACTTGCAGCCACAATTAGAAGCATCTCGTATTGCAACTGCGCTACAATCTACTGGTCTTGGCTTAGGCACTCAGCTTGCCGAGTCTGGTCTAGAGTCTCAACTAGGTTACGCAGCACTAGCTAATGCTCTTCGTCAGCAGCAGTTCCAAGGGCTGTTTGATTTGTTGAAAGGTGAGCAGCAATCTAATAAACAGCCAACAACATCTACTACAGGCGGCTTAATTAATACTTCTGGATTAGATCCTATAACCGCAGGAATAGCAGACCAAATCAATAAAGGTGTAGGCGGGTTTACATCTAACATTTTAAATTTGCCAAGCAATTACCCGTTCCCATCATAGGAGTTAAACAATGGCTATAAACATTCAAAGTCTGTTTGCTGACATCATTGATACTCCTGAACAGCGTCAACAGAAACTACTTCAGCAGGGTATGATGCAAGGGCAGTTGCTTGCTTCTGGTCTTCGAGGTCGTGCCGCTGCGTTAGCTCCTCTTGCTCAGGTAGCAGGTCAGCTTGGTGTACAGCGTCAGGAAAACCTACGCCGTGCAGTACAGCCTATGCTTGGGATTGATCCAAGGACTACTGGCGAGAAGATGGCTGAAGAAATTGGACGTATAGATTTGACTACTCCTAACGGACTTCTTGAAGCTGCAAACAAATTACAATCAACAGATCCTATAAGAGCAGCAGCATTAAGGCAAGAGGCAATTTCTTTAACTCAAAGCATTGCTGACAGAAATAGAACTATTCGCAGACAAGACGAAGCTGACGAAAGAGCTAGGTCAGCAGAATCTCGCGCACAAAAAGCTGAAACACGAGCAGATGCTTTACATATATTAAATACACAAAGATTAGAAGAACAGCTTTTGGATGCAGCAACAACAAGAGAAGATTCTGAAGAAGAGCAAGCTAGACTAAATAATCAAAGAACTTTAGTTGTTAACACTGTTAGAAAAACTAATCCAGAATATGCAAATATTATTGAACAAGGCAACCTTACAAGTAATCAATTAACATCAATATATGAAAAGTTTACTGAAGATCCAGAAATCAAAACAACAATTGCTTCTATAAAAGGATCTGATGTTTTAAGGTTAAATCCAGATTTAAACATTGAAAGCCCTAATGCTTCTTATCAGGTAATGATTAGAACAAACGAAGGAAGAAATCCTGAAACAAATCCATCAGATAGAATTGGTGCGATTGTTTCTTTTGTAGGACAAAATCAAGGAACAGCAGCAGGAGCAATTCCTAGATTAGAAAAACCAGAATATAAGAATTTAGCATTAGAAAATTTTGGACAATATATTGAAGCAGGAGCTTCTACAGAAGCAATAGCTCAAGCAATATATGATGAAGTAACTATTAATAACGTAGATAGAGAAACAGCAATTGAAACTGTTTTAAATAATTATAGATTAAATAAGCCAAGAGCAGCAGTAATTAACAACGATGCTTTAGCTGATCCTTCTATAGTTCATCCTTTGTTAACTAAAGAATTTTTTAAAGCCAAGCAGATTTCAAAAAATGATGAATTAAAATTTGAGCCAATTACTCAAGCTCAAATTGACAGTGGAGAATTTGAAGGCTCAGGATTTACTCCAAGTGTTGGCGATTTAATTATGCTTTATCCTAATCGTCTTCCGAATAAACAATTAGATAAAGACCCTGAGACAAGGCAGATTCGATACAATAGAATTTATCTTCCTCGATAAGAGAAGCATATAAATGGCAGACTCAATACTATTAGCAAACAACAGGATTGAATCAATACTATCCATGTCTGAAGACAAGCCGATAGAAGAAACTGTTGATAATAATTTTTTATTAAATCCAGATCAGCTTGCGGGAGTTAGTGAAGAAAATCCAATTCAAAGAAATGCTGAAGCAGAGGTTTTACAACCTCAAGTCAGTATAGAGTCTTTTGCTCCAAATAAAATAGAATCAATATTAAACTTTGATCCAGATTTAAAGCCAGTAGCTCCAGAGTTAGATGTAGACAAACAAGATCCTTCATTCTTGGATGAGCTAGGTTATTTTTTTAGCTCTTCTGAAAATGATGTGACCAATGCAGCCATATGGGCAGAAGCAAAGTGGCCTATGGGTTTGTTTGTTATTGACTCTGATGGGTTTAAATACTTATCGCCAGAAGAAGCATACGGAGAAGGATTTAATCAAGCCGATGAAGTTACTCGTGGCGAAATGATTAAAGCTGCAAAATTAAGAAGGCTTGCAGAAGATTATCCAGAATTCTCATATCAAGAACCAGACTCTCCTGTTGCGGAATTCTTAGGAACGGCGGGAAAAATTTTAGCTTCGCCAACAACATTGTTTCCTATTGGAAAATCATATAAAGCAATGGCAGGTATTGGTGCTTTGCTTGGAGCAGAGTACGAAATACTAGATCAAATGGCAGAAGAAAGAGAGATATACGATCCTCAAGCTATTCTTGAGTCTTCTGCTATAGGCTCTGTTGCATCTGTTGGAATAGGAGCAGCAATTAATAAGATAACAAAAAGCTCTAAACGAAGTTATGCAGAAAGACAAAATAGAAAAAGAGTAGAAGAAGCAAACGCTGACGCTAAAGTTATTTATGATGAGATTGTAAAAATTCAAGCAACCGAAGACATTGCTCCTCAAAAACTACCAGAAGTTGTCGGTCAAAGAATTGGGATGAAAACAGAAGATGTTGTTGAAACGCTCAAAGTTTCAGGAAGAAAAATTGTAGTTCCAACAAGACCTCAAGCAAAAGCTATACTTGAGGCAACATCATCTGACGCATTAGGATCAGGTATTCTTTCAAACAATCTTGGAATTTTATCTTCTGAGATAGCAAGATACAGCAAAACTTTATCTCAAAAATTAGTGCGATCAGAGGGAAGGAAAAGAAGAAGAGCGTTTGCTATGGCAAACAAGGTAAAGCCTCATCTGGATGCTATAAACAAAAACCTACCAAAAACATTAAGAGGTTCTTTTAATGATAATCTTTTGGAAGGGAATATAGATGCTGCAAAAAAAATATTAACAGAAAATACAAGCCTTGGGGCAGACACTGTAGACAATATTCGAAAAGTATTAGACCTAATTTACACTGATTTGCAACAAGCAGGAATTCAAGTTAATTACAGAAAAGGATTTATACCAAGATATTTGCTAGACAGGAATGGATTGCGAGCATATTACGGATCTAAGTCTGTTGAAGTTGCGGCTATAGATAAAGAGCTTGAATCTTTAGCAAAAAAATTAGGAAAAAAAGTTTCTGATTTAACATCTGAAGAAGAGTCTGTTGTTTATAATTCTGTAATACAAAGAAGAGATAAGGCTATATCTTCAGGTAGAGAAGGATTTACAAAAGCCAGAACAATCAATGTAATTAATGAAGGCAACAGAAAGTTTTACGATGACTTTGAGTCTGGAATTTACAAATATATAAATGACGCATATCACACAATAGAAACAAAAAACTTTTTTGGCGCTCAAGCAAAAACAAAAGCAGACAATTTGTTTTTAGATATAGAAGACTCTCTTGGAGAGCTGCTTGCTCGTGAAGAAATTTCAGGTGCTATTAACAAGCAAGACATTCCAGAGATAAAAAGATTAGTTAAACTTGCTGTTGAGTCTCCAAAAACTCCAAGCGGCTTGGCTGATTTAGTGCAATCAATTGGATACAGCCAAACAATTACTAACTATCTTTCAACGATGATGCAGCTTGGTGACGTACCACACCACATAAGAAGAAACGGATTGTTTCCAACCGCAGAAGCGTTGTTAAATCCTCTTGGAAGAAAGGATATAAAAGTTGAAAACATTTTAGGTGATGTCATTGCTGCTGAAATGGGAACAACAAAAAGCATAGCAAAAGGTTATAGAAAATTTACAGAAAGATTATTAAATTCTTATCTAACTGGATTTACTAAGTTAGATAAATTTATGAAAGGCTCGTATCTCAAAGGAGCTTTACGCAAAGCAAGCAAGCAAGTTCAAACTAGGGAAGGCTTAAACAAATTAAGAGAAGATTACAGCGGAGTATTTAAAGATGACTTTGCTGATCTTGTGGATGATCTTAGAAACGAAAGGTTAACAGATAATGTTAAAGACTATTTGTTTCTAGATGCATCAGACTTGTATCCTACTTCACATTTAGAGCAGATTTCTGCGGTAGTGAATCAACCTAATTGGCGCGTACTAACCATGCTAAAAAGTTATACGCTAAAATCAATTTATGATGGGCTGATTAGAAGAGATATTATTGGCAATGCAAAAAAAGGAAGACACAAAGAAGCTGCAAAAAACTTTTTATACCTATCAATGGCTATGGGTTTTTCTGAAGCAACATTAATTGAAGCTAAAGATTTTATGCTTGGCAGAGGTTTTAATGCAGGAGATATTCCAAACAACTTTGGAGATGGGCTGCTCAGGACTTTAGGATTTAGCAGATACGTTGTAGATCGCTACTTGGAAAGAGGAGATATTGTCGGAGCAACAGTAGAAACAGTATTGCCTCCTCTTATAATTTTTGAAGCGGCAGGACTAGATGCAGCAAAAGCTCTTAATGAAGAGTTAAATATAAAGAACTCAAAAGTAATAGGAGGACTTCCTATTATTGGAAGGTTCTATACTAACTACTTAATGCTTGACGCAAACGGAGAGACGCAAAGAGAAAGACAAATTAAATCTCAAGAGCTAGAAAGAATTGATAGAGCAATCGAACAAAGGCGCAAACAAGTATTAGGCGAAAGAAAGTACAGTTACTAACCCCTTGGTAAACGCCTCTCCTCCATCGTGGGGAGGGGCTTGTTTTTTAGCTCCTCTTCAATCAAGAATTCGCAGAACTGTTTGATCTTTCTAAGGTCGTCCACTCCCCCCTTATCACGCCATCGCGAGATGTATTTCACAATAGCTCCCTCGCAAAAGCCCAACTCGTTAGCCAAGATGTAATCAATAGGCTGAATCTTTAACTTCTGGTAGTGGCTACCTGCTACTTGATAGTCTGTGGATTTCAATGTATTACCTCGTCTTCTGTTTCTGCACTCTCTAAGTATTTCATAAAGAGTTTCTTTAGATTTGGATTGTCATGGATAAACCCGCTGAAGTCCTCGAGCATAATCCCAATAGTGCCAATGACGTTCCGGTCATGACCCTCTGCTGTATACATAGCATCGACTAGCCATTCATTAACCTCTTCTACTGACACTGGGTATATTTCTACGATCTTCATCTGTGCAGCCTTTTATAAAGTTCATCCATAGGAGATAAGTTATCTATGGGAATGTAGTGGCTTTGATAACCTGAGCGAAAGTCTCTAGTAGGCGCAGCCTTAACCTGTTTACCCCAAGCCCAACCCACGAAGTCTGGCATATCATTCTCTACCATCGCAAGGACGTAGATGTCAGCCTTCACCTTACCCTCTTGAACCATGAGGTTATTAGACTTCTCTGTCTTGGCTGTTGTCTTAACGTCAATAGTAAACTTCAGAGGAACGATAAAGTCGTACCCTTCATCACCCTCTATCCTTTGCTCGAGGTCTACTGCGTGTCCTGTAATCAGCGCAAACGCCATCTCACCTAGCATACCCATAGGGTCTTGGTCTTCAACCAAGTAAGGCTGAGGCTTGATAGGATTGTGTAGATCTTTTCTGGCGTTGCCATGAGTCTTCGCCAATACCTGTAGGGATTTGTAAAAGTTCATGCAATCCTCTTCTCGTGGTACTCAATGAGCGTTAAGAACTCTGCTAGGATTTCTTCGTAATCTGATTTATACCGTTTCACAGGGGTAGACTTCTTCTCGAGCATCTCTTCTACAAACTCCCTGCCGTACATATCCTCCATGTATAGGGTGTATTGCTGTGCTGCGCTACCGTGTTTCATTCCCCACATATTACAAGCCGCACACTGGGGATGGACGTTCTCTATCTCTAACGCCCAGTAGGATGAACTACCCTTTGGTATGAAGTGTCCTCCCTGCATATCCTTATAGTGTTTAGTAACACCACACGAAACACAGGAGCAGTAACCGTTATCATCCGATGCGGCTAATCTGGCTAATTTTTGTACAGCTTTGTAGCATTCCTGCTTTAACTGTGCGGAAGTCTTAGTCTTTGATTTAGACTTTCTCTTGGCTCGTCTGGGTGCTGCTCGCTTTATCGCCAAAACCTACCATCCTTGAGGGATTGTAATGTTTTCTCCGCTCTTCGCTGTGTCTTGTCGTCCATCCTGTCGTACCGCATCTTAAGTAACGCGATACTAAACTGCTTCTTGGTGACGGGATAGGCTTGAAGTGCTATCTCCACATCCAACGGAATTACATACTCATGATTTTTGTCCATACAGCCCTAGCCTCTTGGTGTAGTGAGAGGTGTACTTTCTGTGTAACTCTATTTGAAGAGCCACTAAGGCATTGTATGTTTCCTTTACTTGTTTGTCT